TTTGAATTATCTATTTTTTCGCCATCAACATTTACATTAATTTGTATTGGAGTATCCGATACACTTTTGGGCATTGACTTAGATTCATTTTCTGGAGCAGGAACACTTATATTTGAAAATTCATCGGCTTTAAATCTAGACAAAGCATTAATTGTCATAGAACTTGAAAAAATATTTAAAATTTCTTCTTTTAATTTTAAAATGTCCTTTTCGTTGCTTTCGTTCATAACATTCTACCTTTTCTAGATAATGCGTTTGCCATATTTTGCTGATTAAGGATTCTGTTGTTCTCTACTTCTATTTCTTGCCTCAGTAACTCTAGATATATGTCTCTTTCCCAGGGTATTAGTGTTTCTAGATCAGTTAAACTATACTTATAATGATGTATGAGTTTAAAATTTATATCATAGAAAGAACCAATGGTTAAGTGACTGAGGCCAATCCGAAAAAATCTTTAATTCCTCTCAATACAATCGATCTCTTTACACCATCAGATGTCGTATATTCTACAGTTTTTTCTATTTTTGGCATTGTTGCAAAAAAATCAATTACATTATCAAATTGTTTTTTTGTCATATTATCTACAAATTTTACTAACTCTTCTTTAGTAATACTTGAAGCTTCTATTTTTTCGTCTTTGGTTTCAATGTATTCTATACAATTTACCGCTAGTTCGTAAAAATCAATTAACTCCATAGTCTCTATATTATTTTCTAAAAATATAGATATCGAAGGATATTTCATACCAATAACTATTTCATCTGTTATTTTTATTTTATTTGTGTGGTTTTTATTTTTAGATACTTTTATGTCATTTAGATTTATATTTAATTTTATTTCTTCGGAGGTAACTGGACATACTAGAATGGGAATTGCTATTTCTTGTATGGATTTAGCTCTAAGTTTTATAAACAAATATTCCAGATCAAATATTGGTATTTTTGATGCATCCCCTATTCCCTCAAAGCATGCTTCCACAACCTCTTTGACTGCTTTCATTATTCCACCATCGGTTGCAGTTTCTTGTGCTATTAGTAATATTTTTTCTTCTTTAACCAAAAATGGTCTAAACCATATCACTTTTCCGGTAGAAGGAACAGTATCTGAAAATTTGGGTGTTGTTGATTTCAAGATATCAGAAATATTCATTTAAAAATCTCCATAATTAATCTAAACTAGTAGGACATTCAAACGAATAGTCCCTAAAAGAAAATATCGAAACAAAGGTTCCATAACCAGACGCTTCCGCACTTAATGTAGTCGGTGTAATTGACAAAGGATAGGCGTCATTTAGTTTTATTTTTGCAGTAATTCTTCCTCCTCCGCCGCCGGAGTTTGAGTTTATAGAAAGACAGTTTATCTGAACAGATCCAGAAAAAATAGAGTAAGGATTAGTATAATCGGAAAAATCAGAGGCACTTGCTGCGGCATCTCCTCCACCACCAGAACCAGATACAATTCCTGTTGGGATCACCTTGTCCATCCAAGACTCTATATATTTTCGTTCGTACCAATCCTGATATATTATGAATGATATGGCACACTCTCCGTATTCTCTTTTAATTGGTATATTGAAATCTGGACCCCAGTTACTAAATGGAGTCGAAACGAAAGATCTTGGTGGTAATGCCACATTTTCGGGATAAGTTATAACAGAAGGAAGGGATCCAGGGCCCTGTAGAATTACTTCATATCTACTAACTTGCTGAAGACCACCACCAAAAGTCAATATTTTCTTTTTAAAGTCTGTTATGGTTTGGCCGGGTGAAAATGCCCTATTGTAAGTCAAAATAGTTCCTCCTCTGTCAATATTCTAAATGTTATATCGTGCTTGTCGCAAAATTGTTTAGCAGATTCCCATTTTGCTGTATTTACTGCAAAGGATATGCTTTCTGTTAATAGTGTTTTTTTTGATTTTTTAAGTTTTTCCGGTTCTCTGGTTTGTTTTTTGGGTTTTATTTCTACTATACTAGTTTTTACATTTCCATCTTTATCTTTAGTCTCTACCAAAAAATCTGGGATATAGTTGTGTATTTTTTTGTCGATGGGAGACAAATATGGTATCTTTATTGCTTCAAATGACCAGCGAACTACATTCGTATTGCTATCTAGGTATTTACAAAATTTTCTTTCCCACAGAGATCTACAAATAATATTATTTGTATCACCTATATATTTTGTGGGATTTACTGGAATGTATTTCGTTTTATAGGGCATCCTCATATTTATAATACATTGGAAAAATAAATGGCAACTTATATCTATCCAGCTTCTACCGCACTACAACAAAGAATACCACTTTGGTTAAAATTTTTCATATATGAATATAACAGCAATTCAGTAATGCGTTCATCTGCTTCGTCTGGTGATGGTTCCTTGCCAAGCGGGATACTACTAGATTCCATATATGTTCCTGCTCCAGCAGAATTTTCTACATTTTCTGATGCAGCATATAATACTGCAATTAACTCAGAGGAAACAGCAACCAAAGCAGATCCAAGAGCAACCATTGGAATGATTGGTAATTTTTTACCAGGCGTGGGTAAAGCAATAGTTAGTGGAGCTTTAGCTGTTATGGATACTGTGGAGAATGTAGGACAGGCTATTTCTGATTTTACAGTTGGAAATATAACCAGCATGGATATGTCAGACACAACATTTCAGGGCATAAACAAGAGAGTATATACATTTAGAATACTTTTTGGTTCTCTAACCCCACAAGATTCTGCTGCAGCAAGTGCAATATGTCAGGCGCTACAGGCATATCAGTTACCCACTGTTCTTGGTTATCCTCTTGCATCAAAGGTTAGACATCCTCCCCTATGGAGATTCGGAATCGGATCGGGAAACAATACTAGCGTGGATCCAGATTGGTGTGGTCAACCACAATGGGCATTAATGGATGGTTGCACAATCAACAAATCTGCATTTAAAAACTCTTATGCAATGTCCGAGGGTGGTAAATTAAAACCATTAGCACAGTCCGCTACAATAACCTTTGTAGAATTAGAACCCGCTCTCAGAGCAGCTGGCAGTACGCAGATTATTTCCAGATCTACTGCCTTGGTTAGTGGTGGTGCATCTGGTGTAGTAGCAGGCGGTTAATATGATATTTTCCTCTTTTTCAAAAATAAATTATACCTTTCTAAACGGCAAAACTTATGAATTGGTTGATATTTTCAAAAAGATATCATTTACACAAACTACTTTAGAAAATACAAAAATATTCGACACTTATCTTATAACCGATGGATCTACTCCAGAAAAAATAGCATTCGAATATTACGGCGATCCTAAATTTTCTTGGTTTATCTTCATGGCAAATAATATAGTGGATCCACATAATGAATGGCCAGCAGAATATTATTCATATAAAGAAAATTTATCCAACAAATATAAAGGAACTTCTTTTTTTATCATAGCAACTCCCGAATTACTTCCAGGCGATATAATGATAAAAACAAATAGCGCAGGAACCTCTTTAGATCAAGATGTCTATTCTGTAGTTTTAGATTGGAGAAAACAAACTAGAAATGTTGTTGTATATGGTGGAGAGGGAACATTTAGCAACAACGATTATGTCGTGTTTTTGAGAAAAGAAGGAAATGGGTTTTCCATTATAAATACAAACACCACATCAAATGTTGCTAGATTAGCAAGAAGAACTATACCAAATTTAGATACTCCAAAATATTTCATAAATAATAAAAATACAAACAAAGAAATTATAAGTCCATATAGAATTTTCAATGGAACAACTTTGACAAATTATAGTGCAGATCCAAATACAAATGTTACTACTGTTCCTGCGTCATATACTGATACCGATACATTATATAATACGGTTCTCTATAAATATATAACGAATGGATTGAGCTCCAATTTTGGAATAACGGTGAAAACATTCGAAGAATATGAGATGGACGAATTATACAAAAGACAGACTGTTAAAATTCCAAAACAACAAATAATTTCTACGGTATATGACATGTACAAAAAAGCAGTTAAAACCGATACTCTTGGAAGAGTGCTTTCTGTCACTATAAATATATAAAATGAGATTAAAATGAATGAAGATTTAAATCAATTAGCAAAAGACAATCCAAGTCCATTCGTATCGTTTCTTTCTTCTATAAAAATTGAAAAAATTGATAATATTTTAGAAGATAAGTCTAAATGGAAGACTTTAAGTACATTTGATGTAGTATATCCACAAAGCTCTGGTCTTGGACAAAGTAGACTTATGGGGTTACATATAACCGAGAGTATGTTTACACCATTTGTTTCCGGTCATATCGATGTTCTAGATAAACATGACTGGATTGCTCAGATGAATCTTAATGGTAGTGAAAAAATAACAATAGAATTTTCTTTTATTGATATTGAAGAAAATTTAAAACTTGAATTTTTTGTTTTTTCTTCTAGAATAATTAATGATTTTGCAGAAGTAAATTCACCAAAAATAGAAACAGGTGAAAAGGCAGCAATTTACAGATTAGAATTTATTTCTGATGAAATTTTTAATGCAAATTTCAATAAGTCTATTTTAGAGTTAGATAAAGATTTTGTTGGTCTTATCGCAAAGGGATCCGAAGGCGGCGGGGGCCAAGGCGAAAGCGAAAGTGGTAATTCAGTTCCGGGATTGATAGAAACTATAGCTTCAAAATTAAAACTACAACCAATAGAAATCGAAGGAACTAAAAATGGAATTTGGCTGAAAAGCGATGAAATTACATATCCCAGTGGCATACAACAAGGACAATTAAATGTAGCTACATTAATGAGTTATGTAACGAACAATGCTGTTCCAAAAGAGAACACTAAAGCACCAAATTTTTTCTTTTGGAAAGATAGAGATGGTTGGCACTTTAAATCTGTAGAGAAAATTCTAAAAGATAGCGAAGAGTCAGATGAAATTGTTTCATTTGCCATGAATAGTGATGATCTTCAGAATAAGTATAGAATACTTTCGGTTGAAGTGGATAAACTCTCTGATAATTTATCATTATTTCAAGATAGTGCGTTTATGTCTCACTATATTAGAATGGAACCGAATTATGAAAATTTATATTCTGATTTCTTAAGCAGTAAAAGTGGGTTTACATATTCTATAGTCGATTATGATTATCATAGAGATTTTGCTTCGGTTCGACATGTAGAAAAATATAAATTATTACCAGATCAAGTTAAAACAAATCCAGTAAAGATACTCTCTGACGATAATAAAAAAATTCCTATGCCTTCAACTCGTCTTGGAGATAATACCTTTGGTTATTATAGTACAAAAATAATAAATACTCCCTTCGACTATAACATAAATTATTCATCCGATACCGGGTTTGGAAAGAAACCAGATAATCCAGCACACATATGGTGGGATTATTTGGATAGGGAAAGAGACTCTAGATGGTCTAATGTAACATGGCAACCACAATTCGACATAACCGAATTAGAAATACAAAAATTACACAAAATCTATACAAAAATACGTCAACCATTAGAGGAAAAGAGAAAGGAATTTGTAAAACTTAAAAATTTAAAACGAGAGTGGGAAGTTTATAGATGTGTTGTATGTTGTACTACAAATTCTTTAGGAAGCACTGCTGATATTAAATTCTTCAATGATCCATCAGGAATAACAAATGCGGAAGAATATAATTTTCTTTTTGGTAAAAATGGAATTTTAAGTGGGTCAGAAGAATATAAAATTGTTGCAGCTGGATCATTTACTGATACTATAAATTATGATTCTGATTATTCGGAAATACAAAATGGGTTAACTCTATCGATAAATTTAGAAAATCCAAATGTAAAAATACCAACAACTATACTAACAGAAGATTATCAGCCAAATGTATGGTATAAATCTTCAATCGGACAGTTTTTTAATTTAAATCCAAATATAAACAATTACTTTAGCACAGTATTGACCAGAGGTCTTAATCAATATGAACTAGAAATTCAAACTCTAACAAATAAATTAAATGCAGCAAAAGAATTTGTAGAAAAAGTTCCAAATTTTATTGCGAAGTCTAACGAATGGATAGAAAGTAGATTATTGGATTGTTGTAATGCTGAAGAACCACCTTCCGAACCGCAACAATATAGTATAGGACCAATTGACGATATTGATTATTCTGGAATTTGTAATGTGTTACCTTATCCGGGATCACAAATAAGAATAATTTTAAATTTAAATTCAATTTATAATTTTGAGCGTGTAAATGTAGATCCAAATGGCGCGCCAATGTCACGCTTTTTTCCTGCGACTGGAAAATGTTCGATACAAAATTGGGGGTATCAAGATCCTCCCATGTTTAACGGTATTTCAAACTACAGCAAAGGTGACGGATTATCTTACTGGCCAAAAACCTGGAGTGGATATGATTATATCTACGACTCTACGTTTGACTCGTTACCTGCTAGGTTGGGGAGTGTACTTTTCGATTGGTTAGAACACATAGATTTGAATCTAGCGGTTTGGAGTTTTACTGGAGGTGGCAACACCTACAGTTTTGAAAATTGTGGCAAAAATCAAAATGATTATGCAATAGAATTTAGTACAGATCAATTAATATATAGTCCGAATACATGGTATATGTCTGGACTAAACATCACTAACGTATGGTCAAATTCTAAATACAATGGTTTGAATCTTCCGGAATATAAATCGGAAGAAATTATTGAAGCAAAAGGAAATGAAACATCCAGAAGGTGTACGGGTAGTGCTCTTAGAAATAATTTATTATTTTATGGTTTTGGTGACTTATCATTCACCCCCTGTGGTGAGACTACCGGAAAGGTAAACCCAGGATTACCAGCAAGAATAAGAGAATATATTTTTGGTAACGATAATGAAATACAAAATTTTTCATTTCCGGCCGGCGGGTTTTACTGTTACGGTGATCCCAGAATAGAAAAAAATAAAGATGCAAATGCGGATAATTGGTTTCCATATACTCAAAACTGGTGTTCCAATTGTCCTTGGCAAACAAGCAATGAGGAAAACGAAAATTCTCAATGTTATAAAGTAACAAGATGGCTACCAGATTATTATGGAGTATCTGGACCTTCAGCTGAAAATTTCTTTTGGGAAAATTACAGAAAAACTTTAGAAGAAAAAATAAACCAAGACACTCAAAATTCTTGCGGAAGATATATTCTCAGACCTCTTTCTACTTTGGATTTATATGAGGATATTCCAGTTGCAATTGATGATCAAACATCTGGAGCGGTCTTCGTGGGCCCCAACATTACTCCGCTGGGAGTTTGTTATTTCACAAGAACAAAGAGCTTGCTTGCGGGAGGAGTAGGACAGGAATCACAAGGACCATGTAAAACACCGTCCTATACTTCTTCTTATTCCCCGATGCCGTGCGCGGTTGATGTCGGAGGTGGCGATGAAGGTTCAGGCAAGTGGGATGCTCCAAGAATACTTATGACTGGTAATAGTTATAGAGACTTTGCCGAAGCTGCAGGAGATGATGGTAGGGTTTCATGTTACGATTGTGGATTTGCTGGTGGTATTTGGCTTCCTTCGTTTGTATTAGAAAAAGAATTAACACAAGATGATCAAATAAGCATTTGTAGACCCGGTGGATCTGCCTGTTTACAAAAAGGTTGTTCTGATCCGTTTACTGGTAGTGTATTTTCCAAAGAGCCGGCAGCATGTATAGGATATAACTATATCGATGGATTGGGTGAAATTCCATTGGTAGTTCTTCCTCCTGGAAAATGTTTAAAATGTAATAACTTTTTAGAAACAGAAGAAGATATAAAATTTGATAAATCAAATTGTTGCAATTGTAGTGAAGAACAAGAAAAGACATTTGTAGATTATAAAACAGATCCAAAATTAGAATGGTGTAGGGAATGTTCAAAGAATAGATTTGTTAAATCTTTACCACAGTATATTGGAACTGAAGACAATTGGTATAACAACTATGGATTTATTTCCGGAGGTGGTGACGCATTCACGGACTTAGATGGTTATATTGGTTTAAATGGAAATCTTCAATCAACGCAAAGATGTATAGAAGAAAACAATTGCTATAATAAATTATGCTTTAATCCATTATATTTAGAAGCTGAAGGCAGAAGAGCAGAACAAGAAATAAAAATATTAGAAGCACAAATAAAATTACTTCAATATACTAAAGATTTAGCACAAAATGGTATTATATCAAAATTTAACACGGGATATGAAGAATGGTGGAAGAGAAAAGCATTTTTCTATTCTAAGATGCCAGGAAGTAATGTATTTACTGATTTATCAACAGGAATTACTGGAAGTATAAGTGGGGGTAGATTAACAGAAATACAATCAAATTTATCTTTATTTAATATTAAATCTATAAAGAAAAAACCAATCAGAGGTAGTAGATACGAATTACTTGCTAAAAATAAAGGAGTAACGGGATCTGATATTGGAGAATGGTTATATAATTTTGCATGGAATGTGCCGGCGCAAAATGAACCAATAACACAGGCATCAGACAAACACCCATATTATTCTCAAAAATATCAATCACCATTCATATCTCAAAGACAGTTGTTCAAAAACTATAATTACTCTAATTATAACAAATTTAACGATTTTCCGTTTTCAAAATATGGAGAACAACCATATTCACCAGATGAAAAATATCATTGGTGGGAAGAGTATAGAAATTTAAATGATACTTCTTTGACTAATAACGGTATGGATTTGTGGCCAGAAGTTGGGTTTGAAACTTCTTATCCATATTACGCATCAGATCCAAAGGGATGGTGGTGGAAATCTCCTTGGTATCATGGCGAAGGAACCCCAGATCTTAGTCTGACAAATAATAACAATTATGATATATTCTCAAGATCTGCGGATGTAGATCCAGAGTATAAAGAAAGCGCACATGGCAGTGGATATCTACAGTATTCATATAGGAGAATAAAACCACATAGATCATGGTGGTCATTCCATATACCAAAGAATATTTTTGTTCCACAAAAACTATTCCCAGTATTAGCAAAGAAATTTGGATCTTTGACTGGAGAATCCACCGGTGTTATCGGTGACATCTATGCATACAAATATCAAGATTATTATTGGTGGTATGGTGATGATCTCGATAGATGGCTAAGAATAACAAAAGAAGGAAAAGAATTAGCGGAAAATATTAAATTGTTGAGTGTCAATTCTGCTGAAAATTTCCAAGATCCAAACAAACCATTATCAAATTATGCCCATGTCCATCCAGATAATTCATTAGAATTGATCGGGGGAGCAGTTCAAAAGTATTTCTATGAAACTACCATGCACTGGTTACGGGGTGATTTTATACTGTACAAACCAGGCTTGCTCACCAAAGATGTTTGGAAATATGACATTACAGGTGAAACAGATTACGGACTAGTTTCTCCGAAAACTATGTCTCCTAATTATGATGTTTTTGATGATAATTTTTCTGCTCAATTCATAGTTTTCTCTAGAGAAACCCAAAATTTATGCAAGTCATTCACATGTGCCAATCCTAAAGGAGTGATTTCCAATAATAATTGTCCAGAAAATGATCCATATTGCAATTGTCCATCTAAAGATAAAATGCCCAAACAAAAAGAACCAAGTTATATTGAACTTTATAGAAAATATAAAGAAATAAAAGAATGCGAGTTGATAACTAAAAATCTTGGTCCCGAATACCTAGGTTGTATATGGAGTGATCCTGCTAATCCATGCAGTTGCAATTGTCCAGAAATTGGTCCTAAATTTATAGAATATTTAAAATATGCTAGAACTTATGCTACCTTCTGGGATACACCAAGAGCTACTCCACTTTTAAGAAAAGCATTACTAACCCAACTTGGTTCTCAACAGATATCTGTTAAAGTTCCAGCAACAGGAAAGATTAAAGTTGGTGATGTCATAAACATAAACCACTATGGTGCAATCAATCTGTCGTTTGAAAGACAGGAAAAGAACCTACATGGTAGATGGTTAGTTGCTGAAATTGTTAATTCATTCTATAAAGATTCAAATCAAACAATGAGAATGACATTAATTAGAGATAGTCTTTCCACGAAACCAGACTTCACATCGAATACACTCAATACTTTATTAAAAGCAGCAGCTAATGTTGGTTCTTTCTTAATTTAATATAAATAGTGGCATGAGTCAAATAACCTCCAATCTGTATTCTGATATTCCCTTTTTTCTGTCAAGAAATACATTTACAGATGATATTAATTTAAAAAAAGATTTAAATTGTATAAAGCACTCGATAAAGAATATAATACTAACGAGATTTGGGGAAAAACCTTTTGATTATAGATTTGGTAGTTCTATACAGTCTTTACTTTTTGAAAATGTTGACGATAAAGACATGAGAATGACTCAATATAAGGTTCAAATGGAATCTGCTATTAATACTTATGAGCCAAGAGTAGTCACCAGCGATATTACTTTTTCCTCGGATAAATACAATCTTTATATTGAAATAACATATCAAGTTCTAGTGCCAAGAACAGTTCAAACATTAGTTATAAGCGTAGAGAGGACTAGATAATGGCCAACACACCAGAAACCATATTAGGCAAATTAGATTTTTCTGAAATTAAAAACAGTTTAATTGATTATCTAAAAACACAATCAATAATTAAAGATTATAATTATGAAGGATCCGCAATACGAACATTGATTGATTTGATGGCATATAATACATTTTATTATGCATATTATATGAATATGGTTTCTAGTGAGATGTTCATAGATTCCGCACAAAGAGTAGAATCGCTAATATCTCTAACTAAACCTTTAGGGTTTACCGTTCCTGGAAGAAAATCAGCAAGAGCGAAAATTCAAGTTTCGGGTGTAACCTCCAATCAAATAGAAAAACATTCTATTTTTTATGGAATAAATTCAGACGGTGTTGTTTATAGTTTTAGAAATTTATCAGCAGGCGCGATGATCGATAGCGATGTTGTACTAGAAGTAGTAGAAGGAATACTTGTAATTGATAGCTCTGCCCAGGTTATC